GTCAACATTAAGCCTAGGGCTATTGTCAAGGTTAAGATTGTCGGCAATAGTGCTTGTGTTACTGAAATTACTAAGAAACATTTGATTAATAAATACAATGGCTGAGCCAAAACTGCCTTTACCAATTTTTACTGACCCGCTTTACAGAACAGGCGGGATTGGTGGTGCGGCTTTGCTTCCAACGCCAGTTACGCTTCCAGCAGGTTCTACTCAAACATTTAGCAGAGTTGGAACGACAGAACAAAAGCAGAATAGAGATTATCATGTTGGAATGGGTAATCCATTTTTTATTGATTTTGCTGGTGTTGTAAGCCCAGAGCAAGCCGCTCGCCTTGGTAGAAAACTGTTAAATTTTGGTGAAAATAAGGCTAGAGATTGGATGGGTAATATTCCAACTAATCTTACCACTAATGCTATGAAAGGTGAATTAAATCCATTTAATACTACAAGTTTCCTTGCACTTGGTTCTCAGGCTGTAAAAGCAACTATTGGAGGAACTATGACTACAGGTCTTGCTACAGGTATCGCTGGTAAAGCGGCTGGCTCAATAATTGGTGGTGCGGCAATAGGTGCTATGATAAATCCAACCCAACTTAAGGGCTCAACCATTGACGAAAACCTATGGAGACAAGATTTGTATAGAGAACAAATGCGTGAGCAAGAGGCTAAAGTTAAAATGATTGACGAAGAGTATGGTAAGAAAATGAAAGGTAAATACGCTGGAATTGAAATGCTAATGGAAACTCCAATGTGGAAGCGTGATATATCTGCTCAGTTCACTCCAGAAGAACGAAAACTACAGAACTACGAAGAGGTAATTATTGAAAGAGGCAAAAAATTAGAAGCCGCCTCAAGGGAGCGAGCAAAGTTAGAAAACGGATTCTACAATGACAAGGGGGACTTTATGTCGGCCCATTTTGCACAAAACTCTAAGTGAGCCTAGATATTAAGAACCTAACACCGCATCCAGTACTTGTCGCACCGACACTGGATGAGATTCGCATTCTTGCAGAAAAGAATGGGGTCGATGTTGTTGCCGAACTACTTCAACTGCGTGAAGATAAAATACTCGCAGAAAAGATGGACCCATATCGCCACGGATATGAGCCACAACATTGGAAAGAAGTAGATACAATTCTGAAGGCTAAGAACGAAGTTCTTGTGCTTGGTGGTAATCGTGCGGGTAAGACGGAGTGGGCCGCAAAGCGAGTAATCCAAACTTTAGTTAACAAGCCAGACGCAAGAGTGTGGTGTCTCCATACTACTAACTCGTCTTCTATTCAGATGCAACAGAATGTACTCTGGAAGTACATGCCGCCAGAACTGAAGAATGCTCGGAAGACCAAGGTTACTAATATTTCCTACTCACAGAAAAACGGGTTTTCTGACAACACTTTTATTCTACCGAATCGCTCCCAGTGCTTCTTTATGAATTACGCACAGGATAAGAAAGTCATCGAAGGTGGAGAAGTAGACCTTATCTGGTGCGATGAACTCGTACCGCTCGATTGGATTGAAACTCTTCGCTATCGTGCTATCACCAGACGAGGTAAGTTGATTACCACCTTTACCCCAGTACTCGGCTACTCGCAGGTCGTTAAGGACTATGTCGCTGGATGCCGATTTAAGAAGACACTCCCAGCAGTCCTGCTCGATAATGACAAGATTCATGTTGGTGGATGCCCTAAAGGGCATATGCCATACATCGCTGATTCAATGAATTCCAACTGCGGGGTTGTATGGTTTCACTCGCAACTGAATCCATACAATCCTTTCGACCAACTTGCGGCTACTTTAGAGGGCAAAACTAGCAATGAAATCAAAATTCGAGCCTACGGCTGGGCTGAGAATACGGCTGGGTCGCAATTTCCGTCCTTCACTGACCAAAATATCCTCACTGAAGATAAAATCCCTAAAGATGGCACAAATTTCATGGTCATTGACCCTGCTGGAGCAAGAAATTGGTTCATGTTGTGGGTTCGGGCGGCTAGGGACGGCAATTTATATGTTTATCGTGAATGGCCTGACACTTCAAATGGCGAATGGGCCTTGCCGAGCGAGAAACCAGATGGAAAAATGGGTTCTGGTCAGAAAAATGGTGCGGGTAGGGGTCTGGACGACTACAAAGACCTGATTCTTGACCTTGAGGCAGGTGAAGTGATAGCGGAACGCTACATTGACCCTAGGGCTGGTGGGACTCAGGCTGTTTCAGCCGAAGGAGGCACTAGTTTAATTGAACTTCTTGATGACGGTGTCAAACCTATGTATTTCCAGCCAGCCGCAGGTGTTCATATCGAACAGGGTGTTGCAATCATAAACGACCTTCTGTTTTATAACGCCAACGAGCCTATCAGCACGATAAACCAACCGAAACTGTATGTTTCAGATGAATGCCGTAATCTTATCTTTGCGATGAGGGAGTGGACCAACCAAGATGGCGATAAGGGTGCTTGCAAAGACCCGATTGATTGCCTTAGGTATCTTGCAGTGATGGAACCGTCTTTTGAGGGGGATAGCGTATTTAAATCCAGAGGACAGTCGCATTCTTATTGACTTTTAAAAACTTTATAATAACAAACGAAAATGGACAAACAATCTTACAATACTAAGCGTGATAAACTGGCTATGGCTAGTGACGCTCCTGACATTCAGGAATTGATAAGCGAACTGAGACGCTCACTTTACAATGGTGGCAACACTGTTGAACTCACCGACAGTGATGATTTGCGTTACTGCAAATGGTCTGGTCAGACCAACGATGGCAAGAAGCATTCCGAGAACAGACGAGAAGGGGATGGTGCTATGCCGTTTGAAGGTGCATCCGATGTCCGCATTAGACTTATTGACAGAGTTATCAACGAGCAGGTCGCTCTTTGGGTCAATTCTTGGAAAAACTCTAAATTGAGGGTTTCTGGCCTTACTATTGACGATGGTGGCAATGCAGAGGCAATGACCACGCTAATTACCCATATTGTATCCTGCCGTCTACGCATGGAGGCCAGACGAGAGGGCGAACTTTGGGCTCAATATGCCCACCACTATGGTTGGTCCGCAATGCATATCACATGGGAGCAACAGGTTGGTTTACAGCCTCAAAAGGTTAGACTTTCTGAAATTGACGAGATGGCTATGCAGTTAATGCAAGAAGAGCCTGATAATCCTGCTACTAGAATCCCTGAAGCCATCCGAAGTGGCGAAGACGACCAGATGGTTGTTTCTATGTTCCAGTCGGTAATGCCTAGCGTTCCTGAAGAGCAGGTATCTAAGTTAATCAAGGATTTGCGTGAAACTGGCGAAGCCACTGTTTTTGTCGAATCTATCATCAAGAATCTTCCACGCCTTACAGCATTGAAGCCTTATGACGAGATTTGCTTCCCGCCTGAGACGATTGAACTCCAAAAGGCTAGAGCAGTGTTTAGGCGTGTCTACATGACCGAGGTTGAACTACGCTCCTTTGTTAAGTCCGAGAAATGGAGTCAGGATGCTCTTGAGGAGGCTATTAACACCTCTGGGAACATCAGTTGGTATACTGACCCCAACATCATCCCTGTAGCGACTCTGATGGGCAACCAGCAGTATAGAAACCGAAACCTGATTGAAGTCATCTACGCCTACACCCGCCAGATAGACGAGTCTGGTAATCTTTGCATGTATTATACGGTGTTTTGCCCTAACGCTAAGGGCGACCTATATTTGAAGCACGACAAACTTGCTTACGCTCACAATAAGTATCCTTTTGTGGAACTCAGACGAGAGCATATTAGAAAGTCAATAATGGAGTCTAGAGGTGTACCTGAACTGCTTGTTACCGAGCAAGCCGAACTTAAGGCTCAGCATGATGCCGTCAGGGACAGAACCGCTATTGAAACGATGCCTCCTATTCTCATTAAAAAGAGAATTCAGGGTATAAACAGAATTGGTCCAGCCTTGCAACTTCCTGTTACAAGCCCTGATGACTACAAATTCATGGACCCGCCTAGAGGTTCTCCAAACCTTGCTGAATTGATTATTGCACAGGTCGAGAAAAATGTGGCTAACTACTTTGGGCTTACACATGAAGCCGTACCCCCACAGAAGACCCAGATGCTCCAGCAGATGTCTGTTGACGGCTGGCTTAACAGTTGGGCAGAGGTCTACACACAACTCTTGCAGTTATCGCTCCAGTATATGCCACCCGAAGAGGTTCAGCGTATAACAGGCGTTGCTGTCAATGTCGGTGCTACAGATTTATCCAATCAGTTTGACTTTGAGGTCAAGTTTGATGTCCGTGACCTAGACAATGAGTATGTAATGAAGAAGTTACAGTCTATTAGTCAATTCGTACTTCCGCTCGACTCTGGTGGCGTTGTTGACAGAAACAAGTTGGTTGCCAAGTTGGTTGAAGCCATTTCGCCAGATGTTGCCAAGGAAATCATCCTTGACCAGCAAAGTGCGTCCCAGAAGATGTACAACGATGTCCAGAATGACATTGTCAAGATGCTTATGGGTATTGAGCCTCAGTATGTCGAAAACGACCCTTCGGCTGGCACTAAGATGCAATACATGCAGGATATCGCTGGTAAATCTCCTAAGGTTCAGCAGATGGCTCAGGGAGACCAAATGACAGCGGCTTTGATGCAGAACTACCAGAAGAACCTCCAGATGTCAATAATGCAACAGCAGAACAAGCAGATTGGTAGAACTGGCGTAACGCCTGTTTCTGACGAAATGCAACAGGAGGCACAGCAATAATTATGTCTGAATTCAAATACGACCAAGGAGCCCTAGGATTTGATAAGAATCAAGTCTGGGATACTGTTATTTTTATCCTTAAACAGAACATTGAGACTGAAACGGCAGATGCCTTACATGTCAATACCGATGGCGAGGCTAGAATACATGCATGTGGACGAGCCAGTGCCTTAACCGATGTTCTTAATGTTTTGGTGTCTGAAAGGCAAGAAGCACTAAGAAAGCGTGAAAGAGAAATTATCTAGTTGACTTTCCTAACCACATTATAAAACTCTGCCACAAGTTTCTGCAAACTTTAAATGCTGAACAAAACAAAGCCTTGCTCTTACTAGCATGAATACAAACCAAAACGGAGAAAGCAATACCTCCCAGCCATCAGGCGAAAGTGTTGTAGACAGAACTGGGTCTAGCCAGTTTAATGAACAAGACCTTGCGAGTATCCTACGCAGGGATTTCGGAAATCTAGACGATTCCGATACAGCGGCTGAACCTGCTGACAATAATGGCTCAGAAGACCAGTTTGGAGATACGAGTGCTAGTGAGGATTACTCGGACTCTGCAAATGAAGGCAAAGAAGTTCATTCACAGGAAGAAGAGGCTACGGATAGTGAAAATAGCGAGTTCCAGACCAAGGGCGTTCAGAAGCGTATCGACAAGTTAACCGCACTGCGAAAGCAAGCGGAAGAACAAGCCGAAAAACTTCAAACAGAGGTAGATGGTTTAAAAGCCAAGGTCGAGTCGTCAAAGTCCACAGAAGTTGTTGTCAAGTCGGATGAGGAAATTCCCTACGCACATATTAACACGATAGCAGAAATCGAGCAAGAAATCGCTCAGGCTAGGTCGGTTAGAAGATGGTGTGAGGAAAACTCAAACGGTGTTGTCGTACAAAACACTGATGGTACTGAAACGGAATACTCTTACGAAGATGTAAAGCGTATTAAACTAAATGCTATGGACGCTATGGAAGACCACCTGCCAAAGAGACTGAATTATATTCAGACTAAGGCAAGAGTTGACACCGTTGCATACAAGGAGTATCCGTGGTTAAAGGATAAATCGTCAAAAGAACGACAAATTGCAGAATCGTTCATTAAGGCATTTCCCCAAATCACTCGTTTCCCCGACTACAATGTAGTCATTGGAGACTATATCCGTGGTATGCAAGCCAGAGAGAATGCTAGTAAGGGCAGAAATGTCCAGAGAGCCCCTCATCAGCCCGCATCTAATTATGCATCACCAAGTCGATACAAGGACAGTACCGACCCAGATGCAACGAGAAGATACGCTAAGTCTAATTCCTCCACTGACCTTGCGGCAATCATAAAGTCTAAGTTCATATAACTCAAAACTACATATACTACTATGGCAAAACTCACAGAACCCACATTTAACTCTGCGGCTATGGGCAAGCGGGAAGACCTCGCTGACCTCATCGCCCTCGTTGATGCTAAGGACACACCCTTCACCTCCATGGCCCCCAAGGGCTCGAAACCTGGAAATACCGTGTTTCGCTGGCAAGTTGACTCCCTCCCAGCAGCCGCCTCGTCTCAGACTGGCGTTGTTGATGGTACGGATGTTGACCCTAATGGCGGCACAATTCAGAACTTCGTTAAGGATGGTGCTACACAGTACCGCTACGAATTGTCTAACCACATTCAGGAATTCCGTAAGGCTGTTCGTGTCTCCCCGCTGACGCTTGACATCGCTGTCATTGCTGGCGTTAAGGACGAACTCGCTAACAATGTCGCTAAGGGCATCACAATGCTTAAGCGTGACATGGAAAAGACCTTCTGCTCCAACAATCTTCCTAAGGCAGACGATGGCTCCTCGCAGGGCTACGCCTCCAGAGGTCTCGATTCTTGGACTCGCCCAGTTCTCCCTACTGGTGGTGTTTTCACTAACGACAACTACTTGGCTGTTCCTACAGCCTTCCGCACGAAAGCAGCCGCTGTTGCTGGTAATGCTACCGCTACGGTTGAATCTACAACGGCTTCCTCGACTCTCACTGAAATTGTCGTTCAGGATATCCTGACCGCTATCTACAGTGAAACTGGTCAGTTCCGCTCGTATGACGGCCTTGTTGGTCCTAACCTCAAGAGAGCCTTCACTAACCTCGTCTACACGAATCGCACTGATACTGCCGCTTCGCAACAGGCCATCAGAACATTCAACCGTAATGCGGCTGAGTCTTCGTACATCTCCTCGATTGATGTCTTCGAGGGCGACTTCGGTCAGATTCGTCTGCACCCTTCGCTCTTTCTGAAGAATAACTTCTGCGGTTATGTCCTCCCGATGGAGCATGTCGAAATCCGCTACGGTGGTTCGGTTGCTGGCGTGAAGGAACTGACTGATAACGGTGGTGGTCCTGCCCGCTTGATTAACGCTATTGCGTCCGTCTGCGTGAAGAATCCGCTGGCCTTCGGTAAGTTCGACTATGTCTCGTAACTGATATGTCTGACCCTATCATAGCATCCCTCCAAGAAGCCTTCCCCGAACATTTGTTAGAGGAAGTTAAGAAGGAATTCCTTCAAGGGTTTGCTATGAATAGGGTGCGGGCAGAAACAGAAGCGAAGCATATTGCTCAGTTCGGTCACTCCAACGAAGCAACAAATATTGACGGAGTTGGGAGGCTGGTTGCGAAAATCCCTCCCGACTCTTTTTATTACTGGTCGCATATCCTCGGCCCTCAGTGCTGGGAAGATAAGCAGTTTCTCCGTGAATTCCTTCGGGACAACCCTGAAGTTGCGGTGAGAAACTATACCAAGAAAACCGTTGTTAACGGTACAATTTTTGATAGTGGTGGTTATATTGCAAAATGAGAACAGTAGATTTTAGCAGAATTATTATTGATGCAGTCCAATTATGTGGTCTGGATAGGGATACCCTTTCTTATGCTACATTCTCGCAGTTGCGTGATTTTGCGTCTAACAGACTTAAGATGGTATGGGAGCATGATAAGTTTCCTGACTTGATGCGACTTGAAGAAGTCACTGTAACACACGATACGGCTAACAGTATATACTACTTTGTTAAACCAACTCACTTTGGTGAGATATTTAATGTCTGGTATCAAAACCCAAATGCTACTAGCAGGGCTAGGTCAATTGCCTACAAGATTACATCCACGGACGCTGATGACCGCATCATCTTAGGTGAACTGTATGGCGGTTCAGTCTTTGTTGAATACAGGATTGTACCACCAGAACTTTCTGGTTCACTGTGGAATAACACGACAACATATTATGCTGGCTCTCAAGTTTATGTTGACAGTGGTTCAAATACTGGGACTCTTATTCCTGTTGTTGGCAAGCCGTATTCCGCTAATTTTTTTAATTGTCTAATTGGACCAAATAACAATACTATCCCTGACCAAAACCCTACAATCTGGTCTAAGGTTAAAATTCCATATGTGTTTGGTCAATACCTGCCTAGGGCTATATTTGCTGACTATCTTAGGTCTGAAGGTCAATTTGACTCCGCTCAGACAGCAGAGGCAGAAGCAATGCACTTTATCGACCTTGAAGTTGATAAGGTCGTAAGACAGCAAGGTCAAATCCAAACATACAACTTTATAAGAACATACTAAAATGAGTGCCCTTACACTATCATCTCCACTTCTAAAAGGTTTCATCCACGCTGATGTTACCCTAGGTACATCATCCGCAGTCATTCTTGATGCTAACGCAACTGCATCTAGGCGTATTATTGTTCTTATTCAGAACAAGTCTTCTACGGCTATAATTGAAGTTAGGTTTGCTGAATTCGGTTCTGTTGGGATTATTGTCCCTCCTCTTTCTAATATCTCTTTAGATAATTACAATGGACATGTCAGAGCATTTTCTGACACCGCTGGCTCCATTGCTCATGTTGCTTATTCTGTTGTATAATGAGTATTAGCGTATCAGTTGGTGTTCAAATCCCAACCAATGTAGTTGAAGTTGGTAATGAAATTAGTTCTCAGCAATTAGATGCTATAACAAATGCCTCTACTCCGTCAGCCGCTAATCCTATGGCTACGCAGTCCTTTGTAACAGGACAGGGATATATTACATCTGCTCCTCAAACCCAGCCATTACTCCGTCCTTTATCCTTTGGAAGTCAACCACTTGATGAGACTGATAATTATTACATCTATGTATTAGATAACTCACAGACATTAACTCTCAATGATGATTCTGTGAATAATCCTCCTATTGGAAGTGCTTTCACTATTTTATTTATTGCCAGTACTGCTGCTTATATAAGTTGTGATTCTGGCGTT